TACATTTAAAATAGAGGCAGAGGAATGGCAAAGGCAATAAATGAAAATTTGCAAGTCCATATTAGCGTCGCTTTTCTCATTAAAGCCATGGTTGCCGTGGCTCTCGGAGTGGGAGCATGGTATCAAATACAATTTAAATTTAATGAATTGGAAAGAGCGACAAATGATTTACATGAGGAAGTCGTGATATTAAGTTCTAAGGTTGCGAAAATGGAGGCGGAGCATATAAAAGAATTGGAGCATCATGCAACCGAATTGGAAATTGAAAATAAGACCTTAATGGAAAAATTAGGGATGAAACGTAAATGATTGTTAGAAGAAGTTCACAGGGGGAGAATATTCGGATTTATCGAAATACAACGCCTGGAGCTACAAGAATTAGAAAGTATACAGATGGGACAACACAAAGTGTAGAATATCCATCATCTTATACATATTTTGTTACTGTTGAAGGCTCAGTAGTTAAAAAGACTAACAGTTTTAAAGTAGCAGAAGAATCTTATACTGATGAGTGTAAGAAAAAATATGATAATGTACATGGCAGAACTCAAGTGGGAAAACATAAAATGATAAATAAGGTATGTACTTCAAAGGAGGATTATCCAACATCTTCAAATACTAAGGATGATATTAAATCATTTTTAGATATTAGAAGCGTCGAATACGGCGCAGACAGTACAAAATCTCAATTGTTAGATATTGTTACTAAGTTGGACCCGTATTCGGAGCTTGATTGGTGAATAAAAAAATAGATATATTAATTCTTGGAATTAAATTGATAGCTAGTATTTTAGTTGCTTTTATCCTTAGTGATTCAGGCCATAAATTACTGCCTTATGTTATAGTATTATTATTAACTATAATTGGTTTAAAGGCAACAAAGAAGGTGTGGAATGCTTGAAAGTTACGCAGAATACGGAGCGATAGGTGTTATTGTTTTACTGTTTATTGGAATGATTCACTTTTTAAAGTCAACATTATATTCTAAATTAGTAGAAATTGAAGATATATCAATAAAGCTTATTGACAGATGGAATCGAAGTGATGAAATTAGAGATAGGAGACATGAGGATTTGCTAAAAGAATTAAATGATGTCACAGATGATATAAATTATTTGAAAGGTAAAATAAACGGGAGGTAATATGCCTAAAGTTGGAAAGAAGAAATTCCCCTATACAAAGAAGGGGAAACAAGCTGCTAAAAGAGCAGCGAAACGTACTGGTAAAGCAGTAAGGAAATCTCGTAAGTACTAACATAGGAGTTAATATGAGTGAAGTAGTCAGTTTACTAACAGGCAATTATTTGGAAATCTTATCAGCTGTAGCAGGTATAGTTGGTGGATTTGCTGTATTAGCCTCTCTTACACCAAACAAAAGCGACGACAGGATTGTACAGATACTTTTAGATGTAGTCAATTTTCTAGGTGCGAACATTGGTAAAGCTAAGAACGATAAATAATAAGGAAAGGGACGATGTTAAAGAAGATAATAGGTCGTTTACTTAGAAAGCATGGAATGGTTGGATTACTAATATTGATTGGTGATGTTGCCGTTAAGCAAACTAAGTCAAAGACAGACGATGAAATCTGGGCTAAAGTCAAAGAATTATTAGAAACATTCTAGCATGCCAAAACAAATCTGGAAAATAGATGAGTTTCATGGTGGGATTAATGATAACGCTGACCCCAGAGATATTCTAAACAACGAGTTGGCTGTCTCTGAAAATGTGGCAGTCAACGAGTTGGGTAAAATGAGAATGCTAGGAGGGACATCAAATGCTCATAGTATATTAAATGCCGCTACCGCTAATTTAGACGCAGATGTTACCCCTGGTTATGGATTATTTACATTTAGCCATGATTTTAGTGGGGCTGAGGGAGGAACTCCGTCTGAATCTAAAACAAGTTATATAGCAATAGCGGATGTCAATGATACAACAGCTGGTGCTGATAGTATGGTAGATGTTTCTATAGAAGGTTCTAATTTTGGAGTTAACCAAATTAAAACAAAAAAAACTGGAAGTAATAGTGATATAAATGCATCTATTGATTTTTATAATGTAGATGGTGCATTGAGAATATGTGATACAGATTGGCAAGATGATAATGCACCTCATATTTATAAATATTTAGGTGACCCAAATAGAACTGATGATAGTGGCAATCTTGAAATGATGGAAGCTGCATACGCAGGTTGTACAATAAATTCTGATTGGTATGATATAATAGGAGTAAAGACCGAAAAGCCTTCTTCTTCTACATTTGATAGTGATGAAGTTCAGGCAACTGCAGATAATGAACAAGTAGAGACAGGTTCATCTGGGGCTCCGCTTTTAATTTTAACCTCAGCTACTACTGCGAATGCGGATGTTACGCCTGGGACTCTTACTGGTGGGGATGCTGGAACACAAGTAACTAATCTAGAAAGAGTTATTGTGGATGTTACGGTAACTAGTGAATCAGAAAGTACCAATGATGGACAATGGAGATATAAATTAATTCTTTATAGATTAGATGGAACAGGCCCCAGTACCTTATTAACAAGAACAATGACCGTTCAAGCAGGGAGAGGTCCGACTACAAGACAGCATGTTATTAGTGTTGACGATGATGGGGATGCAGTAGCAGTAGGTGCTTCTCACTCTTGGAGACTATCATTAGTCGTAGAACAAATAGATGATGTAATAATGGATATAAGAGTAAATTCTGCTACATATGCTGATGGGGGCTCCGATTATGTAAGTCATGTGGGAGTTCTAAGTAATGCAGTTCCTGGTTTCCATGTTGCATTAAACCAGCCAGGGACAGCTCCAGATGAAGGATTTGGATGGGGAGCAGATTGGCAAGTAGGAATGAGTTTAATTTACGATGGGAATCAAGAAAGTCTTATTACTACTTGTGGTCAAAAAGATTCTCCAGAAACAAAATCTTTTAATTATTCATCTGCGAATGGAGGAAAATCTCCAGATATATGTATTTTTTGTCAATATGACTCTGGAGATGTAGATAGTGGAACATGGAATAAAAGAATAACTGGTGCTGTTATGTACATGAAAAGGCTAAATGATAAAAAATGGTATCCACAGGTTGAAATGGATTTTGTTAAAGGAAAGGCTACTGCTTTATTTTCTGGAGTAGAAAGACCTGTTATAAATCAAAATTTTAGTAGTGATAGGATATATTTATTTCAGATTAAATCTTTAGATGTTTTAGAACCTCAGCTTGCAATAACATATGAATCAAGGACTGGGATTAGTCATGATGAAAAATCAATTCATTCATTATGGAAAACGTCTTGTGTCGCAAATAGGCGTGTATATATAGGAAACGTAAAAACTTTTTTTGAAGATGGTTCTACTAAATCATTCCCAGATAAAATGATGAGAAGCCTCCCAAATAAATTTGATATATTCCCAATATCTGAAAGCGTAGATGTTGCTATTCATGATGGAGAAAGTATAATCGCTCTTATGGAGTACAATGATAGGATATTACAATTTAAGGAAAAAAGTTTATATATTATTAATGCATCTCAAGATGTAGAATTTTTAGAAGACAAGTTAGAATATAGAGGAATATCTCATAAGTCATCTGTATTTAAAACAGAGTATGGAATAGTGTGGGCTAATAAGAATGGGTGTTATCATTATGACGGACAAAGGGTACATGATTTACTTTTAAAAGATGGAAGACCATTAATTAAGCAGACGACGTGGGAAAGTTTCATTGGTCAACCTTTGGTAGGATATAATGCAAGGCAGAAACAAATTATAGTAGTAAGGGATTCTAGAAAATCATTTACACTTACTGGGACTATTGACCCAGCGGCAAGTACAACTGTAACTGGAGTTGGTACTAAGTTTTTGTCCGAAGTATATGTTGGGGATAGCATTACTGTTACTGAAGAAACAAAGGTGGTAGCCTCAATTGAATCGGATACTTCTCTTACTCTTACTTCTGCTTTTTCCGATAATAGTAATGATACTTCTCCAGATTGTACACCAGCGGGAGATGCATATATATATGATATGATAACAAAAAGTTGGACTAAAGGAGTCGGAGTCTTTAGTCAAACTAATAAAACAAATTTTGCAGTTGATTCTGATGGTAAATTAATTTTACATACTCACGATGGAAGTTCTACGTCTGCATTAGTAGAATGGAATGATAAGGCTTCTCAAACTTTACCTAAAATTATTACTAAAGATATAGACTTTGGTTCTCCAAGTCAAAAGAAATCTGTTAAAAAAGTATATATGTCATATAAAGGAGACGGTTCTGCGGTGACAGTTCTGTATGGGAAGGATGGGATTATACCTTCCTCTAATTTTTATAGAACTGGGGCTGATGGTTCAAGTACAAATGCAACTGATAGTACAACTCCACTTCATTCAAGCACTGTTGGTACAGATGATTGGGTATGTGCAGAATTAAAACCAGTAGCAGGTTCTATTACTTGTAATAGTTTTAGAATAGGAATAGACGGCACAGCGGGAACTGATTTTGAAATCAATGATATATCTGTAGTATATAGACCTAAGTCGGTGAAATAAAGAATTGATTAATATGGATAGAGATATTAACTTCAAGAAATATAATAAGGTCTAAAATGGCTCGCATATCTCAATACAAAGCTCTCGGTACAAAATTGGGTAGTTATAAGTCTACTTTATCTAAGGTAGAATCTGCTGAGTATGCTAAAAAACATGCTGATTGGAAGGCGGGAGAACAAAAAGCTTTATATGGTCAAATAGGTGGAAGTGTCGCAAATATTATTGGTATTGCAAAAGAGAAAAGACTTGCACGAAAGCAAGAAGATTTTATGGCTAGAGAGTTTGGTATTGGTGGAGATAAGTTTGCTGAAAGAGTAACAAAGCAAGGACTTAAAGATAATCCATGGTTAGAGCAAACTGATGAACAATTTTGGGCAGATGAATCAAATTTTGAAGATTCTACAGTTGTTTCCCCTAAAGTAAAAGACCAAGGTGATGTAGCTATTGTAGCTGGAAAAGATGACCCTTATGGATATGAAGAAGGTGTTGAATATATGAAAGTTCCTGGCTTCGATAAAATGGGAGTAAATCTACAAAAGAAAGAAGAAGCTAAAGTAGATTATTCTGGGGCTGTAACAGCAGGTCAGGGAGCAACTCAATATAAAAAGATTACATCAAAACCAGATTATAGAGATATGATAAAGAAACAGATAGGGCCAGATACATCATATGAAGATAAATTAATGGCAGGATGGGAAGCGGAAGATAAGGCTCTAGGAAGGTATCCAGAATTATATCAGGATAAAAAAAAAGGACTTTCCTCACCAACGGCCGCAGAAACAACAGCTTATGAACAATATCAGCAATCTTTAAAAGGTTCAGTTGACCTGTCAGAAAAATCTAAAAGGTCTGGTTTGTCAATAGACGATATTATTAGGAAAGAGAAAGAAAGTCAGAAATCAGGAGAGCAAGCTTCTCAAGGTGGACAAACATATTATGTAGATGAATTTGGGAACCGTTCTCCATCAAGACTTGAAGACGAATCTCCAGTAGAGGCTTTTGGAGCTGGAATGGTCGCTGATGCAGAGAAACAAGCATATCTAGATGAGATACAAAAAGAATCTATAGATAAGATGGATAAAGAATTTGAAGCAAAATATGGATATCATCCTGATGCAAAACAAAAAGCTTTAGACGAGGTTCTATCTCCAGGCCCAAGCCCTAAAGTCACAGATAGTTATTCTGGGGCTGAAAAAAAACCTACTGTAGATGATGTAAGTGTAGATGACAGAGTTTTTGATAACGTTAAGGATGCGGAATATTATGATGCGAATATTTTAGAATTAGATAAGCCTCTCCCTCATAAATCTGGAAAAATGGAAGCTGCGGGATTAAAACACTTACAAAAAAAGGTCCCTGGCTTTGAAAATATTAAAGGTTCACATTTTGACCAAATGTTTGACCAGATTATGGGTACGGAAAGCGCTGGTAGGAATATTAGACAAATAACGCAAAAAGATGTGGATGCTGGTAGAAAGAAAGGCACTGGGAGAGCAGGTGGATTATGGCAGATGGAAAGAGGATTTGACATAGATGCAGAAGGAGAACTGAAAGGTCGTGGATTTCAAACATCCATCCAAAGATATATAAATATGAATGAGATGTTTGGAGAAGAAGTTGAAGAATGGGTATATAAAGCTCAGAAAGATGACACACCAGAAGATTTAACTCCAGAACAACAAAGAGAATTAGTTTTTGCAAATTTGTTTATGCAAGAACAAAGTTATGGATTAAGTGGTTCTCTTGATAAACAGGGAAATAGAATAACAGATATTAACATATCTTCAGAAGATGTGAGCGTAGATAAAAGATATGATATATTTAGAAGGAGTTATCAGAAAGGAAACTATGGAGAATTATGGGCTAGGAAACATTACGCTGGAGCCAAACCTGGTAGTAAACTGTATAAAGAAAAGATGGAGCAATTTGAAAGAGACAAGGGAAGAGCTAAAATGAGGGATAAACCATGGTTACGATAATGGATGGAGATTTTTACTAATGCCTAATACTGGAGATATGTCAAAAATGGCTCAATTTATGACTACTAAAGTTAACCCATATTTGGGTATTGCTCAATTAGGAATAGGTCTTGCTACAAGTGTAGCTTCGACAGCAGCTGAGAGAAAAGCTGGGGAAAGAAAAAAGGGGTATATTCAAGAACAGCAAGATATGTTATCTGGGGCTCTTCCTCAAATGAGAGAAATAGCAGGGATGAAGACGGAGATGGCTACCGATGTATATGGAACACAGGAAGGTCAATTAATGGCTCAAACTGGAGAATCTTTATATGGACTAACAAGGCAAGGACAAAGTGCAGCTGCTCGTACAGGATTTGCTAATTCTGAACAAATAAATACGCAAGTTCAAAGAGGATTAGAGACTGGTGTTCAACAATTTGGATTCCAAAGGCAAGGGTTACAAGATGTCCTTGGTCAAAAATTAATGGATATTACTGAGTGGAAAGGTGCGGAAGAAGGAAGGTTGGCATCTGAACAATCAAGATTGAAGTATGAAATGGCAGAAGCTCAAGCTCAATCTAAAAAGAAATTTCTAGGAATATTATAATGGCAAATGGATTAAGTGATATATTAAGTGCATATAGACAAGGGTTATCATCTGAAAGACAAGCAAGGCAAGATGAAATGCAGTTTGCATTACAGGCTATGCAGTTTGAATCTCAGCAAAAATTTAGAGATGAATCTCTGCAAAGAGAAGAAGTGATGGGAGCCTTGGAGTATGCAAAAGAAGAAACTCAAAAAGCTCTTGTTATGGATACAGGTGAGATTTATTCAAAGATTGCTTCTCTTGCTCCTATTATGGGGGCAGGTAGCGATGAAGAAACTGGTGGATTATTAAAAACAAAAGTAATAATAAATGCTTTGACAAATGAGAAAGGGGATTATGGATTTACAGAAAATCATGCAACCCAGATAGTTAATATAGCAAATTTATATCAAATGTCTGCAAAGAATCCTAATCTTGCATTAACAGCTGAAAAAGCTGCTCAATCTTTTGCTAGAGAAGTTGGTAGAGATTATGATAAGTATCCAAACTCTGCTCTTATGAAATCTATGAAAAGGTCTGGATTAATATATTCTGGAGGAGACCCTCTACAACTAGAAATGTCATCTAGTCCTTATCTTGCTGTAGGAGATGCATTAGCAGCTCTTGACAATATTGATAAAGAAAGAATGGAAATTGTTGAAGGTGATTATAAAATAGATTCCCCAGTAACTGTATCTGAAGTTGCTCAAGCTGATTTAGAGGCTCTTACTGACGAATTAAATGTTGCTATTGGAAGTAAGGGGGGAAAGGAAACCCAAACTAATGTAAATATACAATCAGCTAATTTAGAAGCTCAAGATGCCGATATATTAGAAGAGTTAGATTTTCTAGACCCAAATCAAACTACAGATGTGAGAAAAAAATTAAGAATGTTAAATGAAAAAATTGTAAATAAACAAGCTACATTAGATATTAAAACACAAGAACAACAAAAGTTTTTAGATGACTATGAACTTTTTGAAGAAAAATATAAATGGCATAGAAACCAAGCTAAATTAGCTAGGAATCTTGGAGATGAAGAATCTGTTTTAAAACATAGAAAAGAAGCAGATAGATATTATAAGATGCGTTCTCCATATGCTTTGCCAAATATGCCAGCTGGTAAAGAGGGATGGGGTTCACAAGCTGCAAGAGAAGTATATATAAAAGAACAAGTGGAACAACATCCTGGTCTATATACAAAACATGGAATACAATCAAGACCAATAGATAAACCTGGAGAATGGATGGGAAAAGTCCCAAGAAAAGCATACGAAAGTACAAGAGGAGTACAAATTTTAAGACTTGCAGAAGAAATAAAAGAGCTCCAAAGGAATAAAGAACTTCTTCGTAGTGGTCAATAGAAAATGGCTGATAATCTCACTCTTAAATTAAAAGAGGAATTAGAAAAAAGGCACGGAAAGGTCGTATCGGAGGCTGAAGTACAAGCCTTCTTACAATCAAAAGGTCTTACAGGAGGTCCTGCCCCTACTCCACAATCAGGAGTTCCCCAAGAAACATCACCAGTAGACCCAAATATAGGTGTACCGCCATGGGAACAACAAGCACAACAAGAACAATTATCCGCATCTAAGGGTGGGGCGCTCAATGCATTAGGGGTTGGATTATGGAGCGCCTTAGACACAGCTGCATTTGGAATACCTGGCGCATTTGTAGAAGAAGAAAAGTTTCTCGATTTTGAAGACCCATTAGCTAAATATACTGGAGCAGTTGGTGGTCTCGCAGGTTTTGTAGTAGGTGGTCCTATGAAATTAGGGGCAAAGGCTGTGCAAGCTATTGCAGCTCCAATTATAAGACGTACCGCTGTTCAGGTTGGCAAAGAAGCAAAGCATAGAGTTCTAAAAGATGTTACATCAAGGATGATGGGTAGGGCTTCGAAGTATGGAGTTGATAGAAAAGTAGCAAAAGAAATTAAAGGCCATTATAGAAAATTAGCACAGAAGTCTCAAGTAGACCCATATTCAGCTGAAAAATTTAGTGAAAGTGCTACAAAATTAATGCAGGCTTATACGACTGATGCAAGATTAGCGGGTAAAATAACTGCAAAAGAAGCTGATTCTATTACAAAAATGTTTGGAGACAATTTTACCAAGAGGCCTTTACAAGATTTTATTGGATTAATGAAGTCTAGAGGTGTTTTTGCAAACAATCCAAGATTTGCCAGAGTAGCTTCTCATGCAGTAAATGAATCATTAATGTTTGGATTAATAGATACTGCTTTTGAAGGAGTAAGTACTATAGAAGACCATCATTTTGATTGGACTGCTCCATTGTGGGGGGCTGGAACTGGAGTTGTATTTTCTCAATTACAATGGATGAATCCAGTCGGTAAGGGTGCAAAGTGGTTTCAAGATTTTAAAACTGGAGTAAGAGCTTCGTTTACTAAGCCTGCTCCATATAAAAATTGGACTAATAAACAATTAAAAGCTACCTCTAAGTTTTTCGGAGATGTAGTAGAAAATGCTCCTAGAGAAGTAAAAGAAAAAATGAAGAAGGAATTAGGAGGAGCTTCTGGAGTTGTTACTATAAATCATAAAGGAAAAACAGGAACAATTTCCTTAACCTCAGATGATATATTTAAGCAATTATATAAGAAATTCGGAAAAAAGGAAGGTAGAAATGCATTAATCGGATACTTGGAGAAAGAAAGAAGGAGATGGGGACCTGAATTAATAAGAGCTGCTAATAAAGAAGGAAGGCAGAATCTTATGAAGAATTGGATGAGGATGGCTGCTGGAGGAGTTGCATTTAACTTTCATACATTTGCTGATATGTTTATACATGATACTGAGTTAGGAGTTCATGATATATTACCTCATTTTCTAATTGGAGCATTCTTACAGATTGGTAAAAACCCATCTAGATTTGATTTAAACTCTGAAAAAATGAACCAATTGCGTACTAATATTATGGCTCTTGGTGTAGATAAAATGGGAACAATGCCATCTGAGATTCCATCTTTTAGAAGGACTCCTAATAGATTTTTACAACCAGACCACAAAAATTCTCATCCAGAAACTCTAAGTGAAATTGAAAGGTTGGGAGTTTATACTGAAAACTGGGAAATTTCTCAATCTCCTTTATCAGAAGGAGAAGTAAGTGTTAAGATAAAAGGGGATGCTAAGTTTGATAGGATTTTTAAGGCATTTGAAGGAGAGTTTTCATATGAAAGAAATTTAGATAATATAAGTGTATCAGATGCCAAGAGCCTTGTAAAAACATTTGAAAAAGAGACTGGATTAAAAAATCTTAAAGAGTATGATAAGTATTTTGATGAACTTGGAGTTGTAAATTCTAAAAAATTAAAAGGGGATTTTCCAATTTTGCTTGAAAAGATAAGACAGGGAGATGTCGAGGGAGAGTTGGAAATATCAGTAGATAAGAAGGATAAATATCAGACTCCAGAAGCAGTAGTAATATCTGAAGAAATTCTTTTAAGAGCAAAGCAAGGTAAGTTAGATTGGATTGTAGATGCAAACGGTGAAAAAATAACAGATGGTGAAATAGCTCAAAAGATGTTATCTGAAAAGATGGACGGATATTCTATGGTATATGCAAGCAGCTTTGCATTGGGAGAAGCAAAGGCAATGCCACCTGGTAAAAATACAATTACAGTAACGAACGAGACTACTGTTAGAAATATATTTGAAGCTCTTCATACAGCTGAAAAGAAAATAAATGATGCATATCCTAGTAAAATGTCTTATTCAGATAGTTTTACCTTTGCAAGGTCATCAGCAGAAGTTCATTCTGTTATTGGAAAAAATATGGCTATAGAATCAGCTGAAATGATGAGAAAGATTTTTAGTACAAAGTTTGATGCTAGGGGAGAACTTATATCTTATATGAAAGAAGCAGGGTTACTTCGTGGGGAATTTGCTGAACCATTAATGATTGATAATGTAGACCAAATTAAAATAAGATGGCCAGAGGGAACTACAGATGAAGCTAGAGTTAGAGAAGTAGACTTGAAAAGGATATTAAAGATGGTTCATCATATTCAAAGAATAAGCGCTCCATTTAAAAGGTCTCCAGAGAAGGGTGAAGTTAAAATAGATGTAGATAAGATAGATAGACTTGTTGACTTCCTAGCTGACTCTGGAATGAGGAATATCCATGAAATGTCACCTTGGATTTATGAAACTACTATTGATTATATAATGAAAGATGCCGTAGCAAGAGCAGAGAAATTATCATTAGCAGAAATAAAATCATTTTATATGATTGAAGATATGGGCATGGCAAATTTTGATTTGAGTTTAAAGGGTGGAAATATAGGATATGAGATTAATTTAATTGATGCAAAGTTTTCAAATCAACTTGGTAGTAATTCAAGAAAAGATATTACTGATTATAATTTATTTGCTAATAAGCTAATAAAAAAAGGAGATGGATTAATTAACGAAGGACCAACTGTTAAAATGACTTCTGCTCATGATATTGCAAAACTAGCTCAAAGATTGCCAAATTATTCTGGAGTAGATGCTCAAGTATCAGCTCAACAAGCATTGATAGAAATTATAGACCAATTACCAAGAGGTAAGAATCTTTCTAATCATTTAGGTCAATATATTATAGAAGGAGGAGCTGTAGATGCGGTTGATTGGATGAAAGAGTTTGGTATTCTAAAGCATAATAAAAAGAGAACTTCTGGATTTGATATTAATATGAAGGAATTTAATAAAGAGTTGCAAGGTAGATTGTTAGAGAGAATAAAACTAAAGACAGGATTTAGTGAGAAATATATTCAAGATATGATTGCGAAAGAGGAGCAAGCTGCCAAGTCTGCTATGGATGAGAGATTTGTTCCAGATATAGACCATAATTTTGATTCAAATACATTTTTAGAAAAATACAATATTGATGGGACTGATTTTTCTTTAAAGTCTAAGGAAAATAAAAGAGATATAATAGAAGAATTAATTTTATCTGAGGGAGCTCCAAAAAGACAAAGGGTTCCAGCTGCTGATATTATAAAACAGGCTTTGAAAAGATTATCTGTTAAAAATGATAAAGGAGAGTGGATAGAGTTTAAAGATGTCCCATCTCAAGAAAAAGAATATGTTAAAAGAAAGATAGCAGAAGATATTCAACATATATTAGCTACTACATATGGTTCCATTAAAGTAAATACTGTTAAAGTTGAAAATGGTAATGTAGTTGAAACAGAATCATATCAACAAGACACAAGAATGCATGGGTATCTTACTGAGGTATTAAATCTTCCATATGTTAAAGTAGAAAAACAAGCTATTGTTTATGAACAATTCCAAGATGCAATACAAAGAAGATTTGTTGATATTTTTTCAAAAGCTGATAATTTACCTAGATATGAAAGGGAAAGGATAGAACCTCAAAGAGAAAGACTAGTAAGACAGTTAAATAGGAAGATAAGTTCATTTGGTTCTGACCATCCAGATGGAATGTTTCTTTTTCAAATATCAAAAGATACTCAGCCTATAGCAATTCCAAAGCAAAGTATGGAAAATGTCCATGCTGAATATAGCAAATTTGCTAGTTGGGCTGCAAAAAATAAAACTCTTGGAGATGTAAAAAAGAGAATAAAAGAGATAAATGATAAAATAATAGACCCAGAGAAAAATGGAGCTCCTACAGAATATGATTATAATGTAATGTTGTCTCAACTTATCTTTAGAGATATGATGGGAGGAAGGAAAAAGAATAGTGCTTTAGTAGATTTTTTAAATGATGTAGATGTTGAAAAATCAATGGGAAGAATTAAACTTTATGATTCTAAGAATTTTATTAAGATGGATAGAAACCTTGTCCATAGTATGCAAACAGTATATAGAAATACTTTTAAAGATGATAGAACTTATAGAGCATTAGCAAAGGTAATGAAGCAAGATGGATTTGGTGTTGCAGTATGGAACGATGTTGATTATGCGAATGTAAAGGTAGAAACAGAAAAGGTTCTAAAAAATGAGGGGTGGTCTGAGAAACAAATAACTGATTATTTTGATGGAGTTATTGGTAATGCACACGAAAACGTCTCATCATTTGATAGTATTGCATTTGTTAGTGAAGGACAGATGAGATTTTCTCATGCAACATTAGGTAATAATCCTAATTCTAAGAACCCTATAAAACCTGTTATTTCTTCTGGTGGTAGAAGTGGTCAATTTTTATTGGGTAAAACTTTATTTGTTTATAGTAAATCATTAGATAAATTTTTTAAGACCAATCCTGATGTAGATATTTTACTAGCTTCTTCTGGAGCTAAAGGATATAACAAAGGAACTTTAAAAGAAGGGTTAGATTCATCTCTTATAAATCAACCATTTAATAGAATAAATTCAAATAGACCTATTGGTCAGCAAAAAATAAGAAGAATACCTATTGATGCTTTAGGTTTTAAACCAGAAAAAGATGTCCCAATAAAAACTGCAAAAGAATCTACAAGTGATTTTAATTATATGAATACAGTAGAACAAAAGGCTATGTATGAACAGAATTATTTAGAAGATGTTAAACAGGCTGTGAAGTCTATGAAAGATTTAAGTGTTGACCCTATGAGAATTAATTCATTTATGTTGCAGGCTTTAGGTTCAGAGGGAATGGGGATTGACCCCTCTACTGGAGGAGCAAGGCATTTAAGTAATTTAGCTAAGTTTTCTTCTATGACTGCAGATGCTAATCCTATGTCTTATAGTGACCAAATTGTTAAAAATAAAATATATAATATGTTTATAGGTGGAATATTAAATGGGAAAAGGTCTTATGATAAATCAGTACAGGCTAGATATGGAGGACAATCTCCTATAATACAAGTCCCAGATGCTTCTTATAGATTAAAGCCAACTATTGTTGACTCAAAGGGGATTATGAAGCTTCGAGGGGAAATGATGATTGGAAGTCATGAGAGGTCTGTTCCATTAAAAGATATAATGAATGATGGAAGGGATATGATGCTTGTACAAGGCTCAAAAGTAATTGACCCTAAAGAATTTTTTGGTAGTTATGAGACAAAAAGAGAAGGTAAAAAGTATATTTGGGAAGATATGCTTAATGAGGGAATAGACCTTGGACAATTGCATGATATAATTGATTCTGGAAAAAGAGGAGCAAAGCCTGGGAAAATTTATGATGTAGTTGTTGATATGTATGAACATCCTACTCTAAAAAGTAGAGACACAAAAACAAAGAAGGTAGATAGAGCAGATGTGTGGGTTGTTGATACTTTACCAGAGGCTGAAGCTCAGTTAGAATCAATAAAGAAAGGCAAGGGCAAGGGGACAAATTTTGCAGATAAAATTACTACATATAGAGACCATTATATTGTAAGGCATAATCGAGGAGACCATAAGCATATATATATAAGAGGAAGTGAGCCTGAGGGATTATTAGCAGACCCACAGTCTAGGGAAAAGGGAAGACCATATGTGAAATATTTAGAAGGTGGGTTAGGGACTGGTATATATCATAAAGATTTAGCAATTGGAGTATTGACAAATAGAAAACCTCATACTAGACCAAATGATATGGCTATTCTTGCATTAAAGGGATTCTTGCCTAGTTCATATGGTAGAGCTGCTCTTGTAAACAGTCTTGATATTGTTAATATATTTGAAGGTGATTATGATGCTGATAAAGTAGATTATTTCTATGGTTCTAAAAAAGCTATGTGGGATTATTCTAAAAGAGCAGCTGGATTATTTGTTCAAGGTATAGACCCAACGTCTTTAAAGCAAAAAAGTAAATTTAGTTGGTCTGATGATGCAAAGCAAATTACAGAAGAAATACAGAATATGTCAGCTGGAGCTGATATTTCAAAGAAAGCTATAGGAGTTGTACAAAAAATACCAAGAGATTTAGGATATTTAAATACTATTTCAATGAAAGGCGATGAAGATGCCGCTTTAAAAACTAGATTTGGAAATAGACGTAAGCCTAGAATATTATTTTTTACTCCAGGTCCTAAAGGTCAAGAATATAGAATTACGGTTGACTTTAATAATCTTGATTATTTCTCAAGAGCTGCTTTGGAAGCTCAATTTATGATTGATATGGGTGGAGGAACTAATGTAGAGTTAATGCAAGATGTAAGGAGTTGGAAACCTGAATTTTTATTTCCTTCAATAGATAATAGTATTACTCCAAATAGACTACAAAGAGAGGGACCTGGGTTTATAAGAGATAATATACAAAATAAAAATGTATCAAAGCGTATAAGAATATTTAGAAAATTTGATAAAGAGGGTAATGAAGCTCCGTTGAATCAACTTGAGCAATCAATGATAACAACTATGATGAATGAGTATGGAAAGTTGTTGAATGTTGCAGGTCCTAAAACATTCCAGCAAGGAAATGAGCAAAGAGCAACTAGTTATGATAATGTTTATGATGCCGCTGATAGTTTCTTTGGTTTTAATAAACAGTTAAGTAATAATCTTTACTATAAACTAAGATATAAAAAAGATAGAAGTGGCAAACCATTTTGGCAAGATAAACAATTCGAAGAAATGTTTGCTCCAAAACCTGGCAAATATGGTCCAAGATTAACTCTAAAACAAAAAAAGAAAGGAGAGAAAAGGAAAAGAGATTTCTATCCTACTAGTGATATGTTTGTAGATATAAATGCAGCTGGAGAACAAATAAAGCAAAATAGCTTAGATGTTTATGAGGGTAAAAGAGGAAATATATTAGAACGTAGTTTAAGACCTATGTGGGATGCTGATATATTTCAAAACAGAAAGTTTGAAACTAAAGAACTTAATCCTAGTATTACTGGAGAAATGGTTGGATATATGGATGATTGGTATCAGCAACTAAGGACTGGAAATTTAAGTGAATACTCTGGTAGCATAGACAGAATGCAATCTAATATAATGAAAACTATAAAAGACCATAATTCTGGGGCATTCTATCTTGGAAGAATGAAACAATCTATAGCTGCAACTCAAAATAGAACAGATTTACCATACAGAGCTCAGAAAGCTATAATTGAAAAGATAAATACAACTATTAGGGAAGTAGAAAATACATTATCTCTTTTACCAGATAAATATTGGAAGACAAGAAAGAAAAAAGATTTACAAAATTTTACTTTTACTCCTATTGAAGGAAAAGAATCTAAGGAAGCTGTGATTCAATATGATACGATGGCATCTTTAAAGCAATATATTGCTCAACCATTGAGCGATGCGGGCAAAGAACACTTGCAATCTATAAAGGATGTAAGAAAGCTTTTTTATAGCAATAGTAATAATCTTGGTGATGTATTAGAATATGGTAAAAAGAGTATTCTTAAGAAAGAGCAATTAGATTTTCTTAGAGACATGCCTACCATAAGTACTTTTGAAGAAATACAATATGATATGTTAGCTAAGGGAGTGAAAGAATTTGGAAGACCTTTCCTTCTTGAGTTTATGTCTTCTCCAAGAAATAAATGGAATATTGGTATATTTCAAGGAAGATTAGTGGATATGCCATATGGGAAAACCACTAGATTTAAAAAGGGATATCAATTCCTAACAAGAATGATAAATGAAAGACCAGAGCTTTCAAAGCATAAATGGAATGAATCAGATATAAAAGGAGCTGAGCAATTATTAAGAATTATTCAAACTACCGAAGCCAATTATGAGAGATTTTATAATAAGAAATTTGATATGCAAAATTTTGCAGACCCTAATTATAGAGTAAATATAGGAACTAAGAAAGACCCTGTTTACTTTTCACTAGAACATATAAGATTACCTAGTTTTGGTAAAGAATTAGAAGGTATATCTGGAGATTTTGAAGGTATTAAGTGGAAACGTGATTCAAATAGAAAAACAAATGGTTTTAATATTATGAATGACCATCTATTAAGTTTTTATTATGATATAGCTGCTTTATCTGGTAATAAAGAAGCCTTTGATAAATATATGACAACTATGAATCAATTGAAAGCTGATATGATTTCTAATAGAATAATTGACCCAATAAAATATTTAGCAACAAGGTCTACCATTGAAAGAGATTTAAAAAGACTTGCAAGTGAAGTAATAACTGATGGTAAAGTTGACCCTGCTAGTGACAATGTGAATGTGCAAAGTTTATTAAGAAATCCAGTTTATCTTATTAATGGAGGACATAATGGAGTAGGGTTTCATAGAGGTATGAGTTTGGAAGAAAAGCCTAGATATACTTTTAATAAATTAAAAGAAATTGTTAAAATTAGAAATGAATTATCTGAAGCTAAAGAAAAATTAGGATGGAAAACTGAAAGGAATAGAAAAGTGATGAAAGAATATAAAGAAAATTGTAGGTTGACACAATAATGGCTGCTACTGGCTCTTGTTTAATCAATGCAAAACTATTAGGTGACGAAATAGAGAAGTGGGTTGAGTTACCTAAAACTAAGGCTACGTTTAGAGACCCATACGAAGCAGCTTTTAAACTTGTAGAAGCTGAGTTTCTTATGCCTCTTGAACAATTAGGAATAAGAAGTGCTGATATAACTCAAGGACAATTAAGTTCTTTTAAATCTAGGCTAACAGAATTGAATCAATCTATACAAAGAGGAGACCTTGGGAATAAATTTGCAGTATCATTTTGGCAAACATCTCACTATGGAAAGAAAGACCCTGTTATTGGTTCTGTATTAAGAAATATGCAGAGGTCTGACTTCTATTTTAGAGAACAAACTGCATTTAGTAAAAATCATATGCAATCTATTACGCTTGATATAGAAGAAGTTGCAAAGAACAGAGGAATAATACAGGAAACTGGAGTAAGTCTTAAACAAGCTCAGAGAGAGGCTAGAAGATTAGATGATAAACTTAAAGAATCAATAGTTGACTGGCATAATAAAGGAACTGTTGATACTAAGGGAATTGAGGAAGCTCAAAGAGCAATAGATAATTATACTTCTAAAACATATCTAAAAGTTTATGAAGATTTATTATGGGTAGTTGAAAATGACTTAGGTCGATTAGAGAAATTAAAATTTGATGGAATGAAAGAGAAGGATAAGCAAAGAGTAAGGGAGGGGAAATTAAATGTAAAATTAGATGCTAAAGATTTAGGAAAAGCTAAGTATGAGGATGGTACTCCAATAGCAGCAGAGCCAAAAATGTTTAATGCATTAGTCAGCTATCAGACATTAATGGATGGATTATATAAGCAGTTAAAAAATGGTGTTAATGCAAGGATAGATAGTATTATAGGAAGAATGGAATTAACTCAAGGTTCAATGGGTGTTGAAAAATTAAATGAAGTAAAAGAAAAACTTCAAGACAAGTTGATGCCTAAATATGATGGAGCTGGATATTTTCCTCACTATACAAGAGACTTTCATGTTGATTTTATGGATGGGTTAATGAATCACTTTGATAAAATACAAGACGCATCTAATCCATATATAAAAAGTAAAAAGGGAAGTCAAACAGTTGCTCAGATAGCAGATGCTATGGATAATTATGTTAGCAACCATGTAAAAGGAAGGGGGAAGGACTATGAATATAGTACAAACTTTCTTAATTCTGTTACTAATTATATACATGATGTAAATAGATTTAACTATCAAGCACATATGGATAAACATTATATAGATGGGTTATCTGCTGTAGAAAAAATATTTAAAACAGATGGTAATGCGAAAGGATATGGGGAAAATGTTGTTCAGTATATAACTGATTTACATACAGCTGCTAATGGAGATATTAATTTGTCTCCAAAAACCAGAGCATTAATGAGAAGTATTCTTGGATTTGAATTTATATCAAAACTTGGTATCAATCCTAGAGGAGCTGCGAGAAACTGGTTTCAAAGATTGTTAGATTATGTAGAATGGGGACCTGGTCAAGCAAAGAGAGCCGACCAAATTATTAACAGAATATCTGGAGTTTCAGAGCAAACTATTGAAGAAGAATTAAGAAAAGTAGGGTTACTTTATGATGAAAGAGCTCCTCAGTTAATAGAAAGTGAAATAAGAGGTGATGCTTCTCCTTTTAAGCAAGTCACAATGAACGAAGAAACTCTTAAATATGAGTATAAAAAACAAGGAACGCTTGAGAGAGTTGCTGATAAAATAGGATGGGCTGCTGGTAAAGCTAGCGTACTTCACAGGTGGGCAGAGAACTCAAATCGTAAGAGAACATTTAAAATAGCTTATGCACAAATGTATGATTGGTTAGATAGTCCTAGATATAGAGAGATTATGGAGAAAAGGTCTAAGGGAATATCAGAAGACAAAATGAGAAGTAGTATCAGAAGTAGAGCAAGAAACTATGCAATTAATATGACAATATTAAATCACTTTGATTATGCTGAGTATGCTAGAAGCAAATGGACTAGAAACCCTGTAGGTAAATTTTTATTGCAATTCCAACACTATAGTTTTGAATTTTACGAAAGGAACATGAAAATATTAAGAGAAGCTAAGCATGATTTGAAATCTGGCAATATAAAGCCAGGTGAAAATGCTCAAGGTATGTTTAAAGCATATAATATGGCAAAAGCATATTTCTTAGCTCCAGTTATTGCATCGTCATTAATGGGTGTTGATTTTGATAATCTTATTGAGCATGATACATCAGAAAGAATAAAACAATTAGCTGTAGCTCTTACTGGAGATGAGGATGAAATTAAAGAAGCTTTTTATGGTAAAGGCCCTATTATATCAACTTTTGGAGGTCCTATTACTTCTGACCTTATAGATATAGGTGTTATGTTTGATTTCATAAATACAGATGAAGATGGATTGTTGGCAAAAATATCAGGTATGGAAAAATACGACCCTAATACTCGCTCCACGAAGACGTCTCAAGCTCTAAGGATTCTTAATACTGCTGTTGGTAGAGCATATGAACGACATATACCTCAATTGAAAAAAGGTAAATTGGGATGGGCTGTTCAAGAAGAATTTGGACTATATCCTACTAAGGAAGCTAGGCAAAAACAAAAGAAATTAGAAAAAGCTACAAAGAAGATATTGCCAGAAGATATAGCGTTAGCCTTGCAGGCTTTAGAAAGAAGACAGTAGGACTTGAGAGGAAAAATACTAAAAACCTCCCAAGCCCTGTACCTACTGTCTAATTAAGATTTAGCAATACCATATGACTTATCCATTGTTGATGTAAATTCAACTAATCCTTTTAATACTGAATAAGTTACTACATCCCTTTCTTCCTCTGTTGATACCTCAGCCATTTTCATTAATTCTAAATTAGCTTCCAGTATAACTCTAAGCATTTGATATCTGCTATTTGTTTTTATTTTATCCATCATTTGCTCTCCTCCATATTGCTATACAGATTGCATCTGATGTATATAGTGTTGTTTTTTCATGAAAACATTTTGCTATTTTTTTCAATTCTTGTTTCCTCTCCTTCTTTATTTTTGGTAAATTGAAGTCGCGTTGCCATACTCTTGGCATTACTAGTTCATATTTTACGTTGTTGGATTCTAAGATTCCTATCCAAGCTCCATAGTTTGTTCCAAATTTGAAAGCTGAACTTCTGGCGTCAGTTGGGAATGCATGAACTTTTTCTACTGTGCATATATAAGAATCTTTTTTTATTTTCTTTATTAATTCAGCCATTTCCTTAAATGTTGGCGGACATTTATAAGCTTCAACATAATCTTCGTAGAGTACTGCAATCCCTCCAGACTTGCCAGGGTCAATTGCTATGTATTTCTTCTCCAAATATTGAGTTTTGGGCTTTGTCTTTTTGATATCTTTTAGATTGCGTTGCTTTCGTACCATAGTGTTCTCTTATTGCACATTTTTTACAGACTATTAATTCCTCTTTTCCTATGGGAGCCGTGTAATAATACATATCTGTATATCCTAGACTCCCACACATTCTACATTCATTTCTTTCTGGTCGTAGTATCTTTTTTATCTTGGGTATCACTAAATGCTAGTTCCCTATTTGGATAGAATTTACACTTGTTACCATTAAATCCCACCATATAACTTCCTACATTACCATATCTAGCCTTTGCTGATATAATTTTACTTTCATATCTGTCATATGATGCACTATCAAAGTTGTATCCATAGAATACGAACATAGCAGTCTCAGCTGTTTGTTCTATAACTCCACTCTCTGAATAGTCGCTCATTCTGGGTTCTGGGTTTATTCTTTTATCCATTTCCCTGTTCAATTGACTAAGTAAGAAAGCACTAGCATTCTCGCTCTTACATATCCATTTATATTCTTGCATTATCTTTTCAATCTCAAATCGTCTTCCTTCGTTTGCTCCATCAGCTTGTATTAATTGAATATAATCATCAATGATTACATCTGGTTTATGCTTTGCTATCTCAGACATAGTATCACTCAAGGACCTGATATGGTCATACATAATAAGATTAGCATATTTCTTCTTTATATTTCTTAATTGCATTTCCATAAGTACATCAGAACCATCACTAAAGTCATTCCTTCTTACATTAGCATATAATAGTTGAGAATCTTCAAGTACGCACATCTTCTTTATCATTTCAGTATTACTCATCTCACGATTGAATAACATTACTTTTAATCCTTGCTCTATTAAGCTCTTTAGCACATTTATCATTAAGGTTGTTTTACCATGGCCTGGTCTTCCTCCAAGAACTGTTATTTCTTTTCTTGTCATTCCCCCTGCGGGGTAATCTAGAACTTCCATACCAAAAGGGACAATGTTCCCGCCTTCCTTGATATTAATCTTAGCTTCTTCTACAATGTCTTCTATAGTCTTAGCTCTTGATGGTTGTATCTCTTTAAGTTCATCTACTAATCTTGTATGTTCATCAAGTATATTTTGTATATCTTCTCCTTCATCAAAACTTAGATTATACAATCTATTAGCACTTTTAGCTGTTTCTCTTTGTATATATTTTTCCCAAATAATCCTTGCATATTCTTCTACGTTAGCAGTTGTTGGTACTTTTTCTGGTAATCCAGTCAAATAATATCCAGAGAAAGCATCACCATTTTTATATAACGCCTTAGATTTCTCCATTACAGTTACAATATCTATAGGACAGTTCTCTTTATATAATGTAGTAACTACTTTCCATATTTTTTTATTATCAGGATTATAAAAAGCATCATTAACTCTAATCCACGGCGCTACTTTTTCGTATATTGATTTACCTTTAAGTAATATTGCACCCAACAATGATTCTTCTGCTTCATAACTTTTTGGTTGTTGTTTCATATCGTTCCTTTCTAGAACATCTCTATTTGTGGAGGTTCTGTATCATAATTTGTTATTACTAGTTCAATAAAATATTTCACATCATCTTCATTCCTGCCAGCATATTGAGTTTCTATCTCATGAATGTTATAATCAGAATACATATCTCTAATTACTTTTCTATCATCATAGCTAATCATAAAATTAGCACCAGCCCTGTCTATGTAATCAACACATTCTCTCATATCTTCATGTTCATCAATACCAAAGTCTGCCATATAATAATCACCTCGTTCTGTTGCAATTATATATGGAGGGTCTAAGTACCACATATCTCCTTCCTTTGGTTTATAATCTACAATTAGTTTTCTAAAGTCTAGATTTTCAATTGTAGTATCATCAAAGAAAGTTCTGGAATATTTTAGGTTCTCTATTATCTCAGAAGTATTCCAAGTAGAGGTTTTAGA